AGCTAATAGGAAGACCACGACTTGTTCCCCCGTTGCTAAGTATAGGAGTGCTAAACATGAACCAACAATTGGAACTGTAGTGATAAAGTCTTTGAGCCAATTCAAAATCTGTGTGACCTTTGTAGGTAGCTGCGAAGACTGCTGCTCTGGCAAATGCTTCTTGGGCATGTGTTTCATTCTCCCATAAGTATCTATCCTTGAGAGTATCAAGGCTAAACTTATCTAATAGTTTTTCATTACTGTAATTAATTTTTATACCAAGATATTCCTTGATACCTACTTTATCATCTACCATTATGAGTTCTCTGTGTCGTGTACGTTAAGCATTATTATACCATAATGTAGTATTTTTAGCAAGTCTTTTCTGTTCTTTCCTTCTTTATTTCCATAACGTTTAGCATACTTCATAATGTTACCAAGAGTAAAACCTTCGCCATGCCCAGAGTCAATAATAATATCTGTAGCTTGATACTTATCTGAAGCATAATGCTCACCATAAGTACCATCAATATAAGATTTTAATTCTTGTATTAATTGTCCTTCATTAAATTTATAGTTCATCGTTTCTCCAATCATCAGGTAAAGTATCTTCACTATACCATGTAAAATTATTTGTCTCTGCCCATTCAGCGTGGGTTCTTTTTGTTCCGTCTTTTCTTTTCTTTGCTCCCGGCATAGGTGCAAAAGGTTTTTGAAATAAGAATACTAATTCATAATCTTCTACCAGTTCCAGAAAAGATTCTCTTATCCAGATATACTTACTGTATTCAGCATAGTCCCAAAACCTACCCTTTGCTTCTAACAATATAGTTTGACCATTAATAACTTTTATAAAGTCGGGTTCATATTTATGTTCAACAACATAATCTATATAATTATTATGATGTTCCCAATCTTTTAAAACAGATTGATGTATATCATATTCCCATCTACTATCGTAGCCTTTAGGTACATTAATCTTTTTAGGTCTAGGTTTTCTAGGTACTCTTCTAGGCATTCAAGTCTCCAAGTGTAATGTTAGGATTACGTTTTACTTGTTTGTAAAACCATCTCAAGCTGTATGCACTCAATAGAAATTTATTGTTAGCAAAGATATGAGTTTGTTCTGGTAAGAACTCATTAAGATTATTTCTATTAATCCTAGATGTATCTTCTCCATCGGGAACCATTGTTCTTAACCACTCAATAAGTAAGTCTTCTGCTCTTCGTCTTAACTGTTTAGATTTTTTTTGATTCATAGTTCTTTACTAATTTCCAATAGTTTAAAATGTTGTTAAACATTTCTGTATGTTTTGTTTGAGAGTCTCTATCCCATATATGACATGCTATAAGTTCTTTGTCTTTACGATCAACAAATATAGACACTCGTTCTACATCATCAAAGCCACAGCCTTGAGCATAGGCTGACAACTGCATACCGTGTTCATCATAAACTAAACGAGCAGGGTCTTTGCCTTCTAGATTATCTTTAGTTTTAAAGTCTACAAAGATACCAGACTTAGAATATAAATCTATCTTACCACCATAACCTAAGTCAGCACAGAAAGAATCTTCTGCTATCCATTCTTCATCCGGAAAGTTTTCATCTAACCAAGACTGTATTATTTCATAGGTTGGATTTGTTTCTTCGCCTAAGAAACCTCGTTCAATCATTGCATGAATTTTAGTTCCTTCTTCTGCAGCTTCCTGTCCTATCCTTTTAGAATCTTGTTTACATCTGTAAGCAAAATCAGAAATAGATTCATCTTCTTCTTTCTCTAAAGTAAGTGCAGAGTTTAATGCTTGATTGATCTTCCAGTTTTCTAATCCGGGCTTGGCTACCATGCTTAATACAGTAGTCACTGATGGTACTAAGTTATCTTTCTTGGCATCACGTAATGTAGTGTTGCGTTCTTTACCGTTAGCACCTATAATAGTATACATCGGCTCACCCTCTTGAGTGTACCAATGACCTGATTCGGCTGATTTTTTCTTAGCCGACAATTTATTATATACTTCTTGGCTTGTTATGTCAAGAGTCTTTTTAGATTTAGTCATATTATGTTCTGTGTCTGTGTTTTATCCAAGCTAATTTTCTATTAACAGGATTGAATTGTAATAACTGAACACCTAATCTTTTTTGTTCTTCACTTCTACTTTGACATTTAGTTACTTTGTTACCAGTTTTTTTATGTTGTTGTGGCTGTGCTGTTTTAACATCAACAAAAATAGTTTCACCATCTTTCATTGCTATCATATCTATTGGTCCAGTACAACCTGTGTTTCTAAAAACTTCATAGCCATTATCCCACAGCCATGTAACTGCATAGTATTCAGCTAGGTCTCCCTTTCTACTACTATCATTAGGTTTAATATAATTCATATTTAATTCTTGTTGGTTAAGTTGTTTCATTTGAATCCTCAATTTTAAAACAGTATTTTTTAAATGTTTCTATAGGTATTAAACATGCAACTTTAGATGCAGTATCTCCTTGACCGGTTAATCTTCGAGAAGCTATGTTATTAATAGTTATACATTCAACTATTTTTATGGGTGTAGTCCATAATAGTTCTTGTCCTGTAAAGATAACCCAGTAGTCTGCTTTAGTTGTTAGTAAAGCTGAAGGAACATTAAACATCATTAACTCTATAATAATATTACCAGTTTCACAGCTCCTATAGTCTCCTTTTATTTCTATTGTTTTATTTGTTTCGGGAATAAACAAATCATAATCTTTAAACTTACCATCTATTAAAACGGAACAAGGATATTTTTGCCTACAAATATCTAGTATCTTTTCTTCTATTTTTCTACCACGCTGTAAATCTTTTTTAAAATTTTCTGAACTATTAGTGTGTATCACTCCAGTTACCTCCTACTTTATATTCGCCATCCATTGGACAGCGTAGATTAAAATGTTCACCTGCTTCTATAATACTTTTAACTGCCATCTCTCCAACAAAATCAGCTTGAGATTCTTTGACTTCAATCTGCCATTCGTCATGGATGTTAGCAACAAACCTATAATCAATAGCGTTTAGTTTTAACACACTATCTAATTCTACTAAAGCTTTCTTCATTAAGATAGCACCTGCTCCTTGAAGTAGGGTATTAAGTGCAGCGTGTTTGTTTCTTATATATAACTTCCTGCCGTCTAATCCTTTGAGGAAATTTTTTGAAGCTGCTCTGTCAACTCGTTCCTTAAGAGACTTGTATGTTGGGAGACTACTAAGAAAGCGTTCTCGCAATTTCTTACCTTCTGCTCTGCTTCCTTTAATGATGCTTCCAATCTTCTCATCTCCTGCTCCGTAAACGAGTGCGTAGATGAAAGTTTTAGCCTGATCTCTTGATTTAAGTCCAGCAAAGTTTTGGTTAGTTGTGTGAATGTCTCCATTAATAATTTCATTTATATACTCCTTGTCATCCATATAATGTGCTAACATGCGTAGCTCTAATCCACTTGCATCTACACCTACAAGACTGTGTCCATCTGGAACAGTCCAACATGATCTACATTCCTTACCATATGGGCTGTGAACGGAAGGTACTTGTGCAACGTTAGGGTTTCGGTGTGTCATTCTTCCGGTAATTGTACCATTAGGAATAACAAATCCATGTATTCTACCATCATCTTTAACAGCTTCTACCCACGAATCAATCTGAGCTATACGCTTTTGCAGTAGTAAAAAGTCTGCAATAAGTTTTGCTTCATGGATATGAGTTATCTTAGATAATGTTTTCTCATCAACAATAGGCTGACCAGTAGGTGTAAATCTATCTGGCTTCCAACCAAAGTCAATAAGGTATTCTCCAATCTGCTTTCTACTTCCAAGATTAAAGTCTTGTAAAGTTTGTCGCATAAAAGGATTGAAGTTGTTTGTATCTAAACAACGTTGATACTCTTCGTCAGTTAGTCCACGCTTAGATAGGTTACCATCTTTCTTAATGTAAGGTGTAACTTCTTTTGTGTCTACCCACTTAGGTTTAAATGTGGAATGAACTTGGTCTTCAAGCTGTTGTTTTTTTTCTCTAAGCTCTGCCAATAAACTAAGTGCTGATTGCATATCAAAAGCAAAGCCGTCTTGCTCTTGCTGTTTCATAATATAAGCAACACCTTGTTCAATATTAATTGACTGAGGTGAAAAACCTTTTGATTCTTTACGAAGTTCTTGTAATACTTTAGTGTTTAATTCTACATCACGAACACAATAGTTTAACATATCATCAGAGTAATTAAGATAATCTTCAAACTCAATCTTAGGATAGCCTAGCTTGTAACCCCAAGTCTCAAGGCTATGTCCACCATCACGTGTTGGATTAAACAGTCTTGATAAAACTAAAGTATCAATAACTTCCTTGTTACTTAGGTCTATGTTACCAAACATTTCTACTATAGGAATGTCAAACCCTATAACATTATGACCAATCAAAGTATCTGCTGTTTCTAAAAACTTATATCCTTCTTCTAGTTTATCTGGTGGAAACTTAAATATCTCACCTGAATCAGGATTCTGTGCAACAATACACCATACTTTTGTAGCCTTAAGATCGTCTGTCTCTATGTCAAATACTAATCTCATTTAAAATCCCTCATCGCCAGAGTTATCAAACTCTATATCATCGTTAGTTAATTCAGATAGTCTACCGGTCTCGGCATCATAGATAACTCTAGCTGCCATACCTACATCACCTGTGTATCTTGATTTAAGTACACGTAATTTTGTAGTTCTAGACTCATCAAAGTCGTCTGATTGTTGATTACGTTCTAATGCAATAACACAATCTGATAACTGACCAATACTATTAGAGCCACGTAGATGAGAAAGGCTTACCTCAATTCCATTCTCGTGTCCTTTGTTACCATCGACACGTCTAAGATGAGACACAAGTATAATACCTGCACCTGTCTCTTCAACTAAACTTCTTAGCCTAGTCATAATTGCATCAATGGCTCGTCTCTCATCACCTTCATGCACTGCACTGACTAACATATGTAAGTGATCGACCACTATCCATTTGCAATCACAGCCAATAATCATAAAGCGAAGCTTAGTAAAGATATCATCAATGTCGTTAGTGCCAAAGTGTGAGTGAACCCATACTCTGTTTTTATTCTCACCATCATACAAGATGTCAAACATCTTATCAAGTTCTTCTTTAGAAAACTTCTCACGTTCTTGGTCAATGTATAACCTAGCGTTAGCTTCAATGGAAAGTATACCATCAATGGTACGTCTCCAATCTTCTTCTA